ACATCTGGGCTTTTCGAGCAGACCATTGCCCGGGTTTACCTCCTTTAGAACCAGCTTTGATTCTCTCGAAAAGCCTCTTACGCATAGTAGGCTTAGTATAATTACCAGCCTTATTAACAGTTGACTTTTTCTTAGTCGTTGTCTTTTTTCTTGGCATTATTTTTCTCCTTCTTAAAAATTCTATCCCAGTTCTCCTCAAATTGTTTTCTGTTATCTTTATTAATACCACGAGACATAGGCAACCTATTCTCTTGCTTATGTAATGGTTTTAATTTAAATTGTCCAGCGTGAGGCATTATGTATAATAATTGTGTTTTCTATGTGCAACTTTTTGTTCCCAATCTTTTATTGCTTGTCTTATACTATCTTCTGCTAGTACACTACAATGTAATTTAATTGCTGGTAGTTCTAAAGCTTCTGCTATATCTTTATCTTTAATAAGTTTAGCTTCTTCTATAGTTTTACCTTTTAACATATCTACAAACATAGTAGAGGATGCGATTGCACTTCCACACCCATATGTTTTAAATTTGACATCTTCTATAATATCATCTTTTAATTTAATCTGTAGTTTCATAACATCACCACATGCAGGTGCACCCACCATACCTGTAGCGACATTAGGGTCTTTGGGGTCAAACCTTCCAACAGAATGTTTTGCTGGATTGTTTAAAACACTTTCAAACCTATCAACTACCTTTTGTGAATATGCCATTATTTAAACATCTTCCAAACTTTATTTATTCTACCACACTTCATAAATGTATGTAGTTTATTAAATAACTTTACCATTTAACTTTATTAGCCCAAAAAGCTGCTGACATTTTACCCTTGGCAATATTCTTTCTATGCCTAGCTTTAAAAGATTTTCGTTTCATTTTAGTTGCACGAGATTCACCTGCTTTAGGTTTACCTGCAGTCTTTGCACCTTGTTGTCCAAATCTAATTGTTTTAATTTTATCACCTTCTTTGGCAACAACAATATGTGATTTAGTAGGATGACTAGGAGTACGCTTGGGTTTATTATAACCACTTACTCCTGCTCTTTCTAATCTTGAATCTTTCTTTTTAGCCATTAGTGTATTGTTTCCTGTTTTTCTGGTAGTTCGTGAGTTAGTTCATGTAGTTCACCTATAATTGTCAAAGCATACATATCAGCTATCTCTATAGCTATGTCAAGTGTTTCTGCTTTAATGTATGGTCCTATTAAAGGTTTATCATCTTTGACAACTTCAGTTAAAAATATTTTCATCCTATAATAACTTTACCAATTATCCATCCTAATATAAACCAAACACAAAACCATACTGGATGACTTTGAGCAAACTGAAATATTTCATTCAGATAGTTCTTCATAGTCTCCATCATCTAAATCTAAAGGTTTTTTATCAGGCATTAAGAATATTCCACCACTTTGAACATTATGATTAACATCAACTCTATCCACTTTACTTACACCTACTCTGTCTAATAGAGTTGTAGCAGCAGCTAATTTATTGTTTGCTTGTATTATAGGTCTATTAGAATCCATAATCTCTACAAGTTTAAAAGCTGCTTTAGGTGCAGAGTTAGCTAATACTTCCTGAGTTAGTTCAAGTATTTCAGACTTTAAAGTCTTTACAACATGATGATAGTGAGAAGAATAACCAGCAAGTTTCGCAGCCTCTTTAGCATCTCCTTGTGTTTCTACAAGGTGATTTAAGAAAGACTGTTGTTTTTCTGTTAGTTCTCTTTTACGAGTATTGTTATCTATGCTCGGAAGTATAGCCATGTATATTAGTATATAGTCATAAACCAGTTTTGTCAATAGTTTTATAAAATATTTTAAAAGACTTGACAAAACCCAATATGAAGTATATAATAACATTGAGCCCTCCGGGGTCAAATAGTACCTATCATGGGTTCTATTCCTACCTAAATAAACTATCAAATACTACTTAAGGCTTTAAAGTTTATAGAGCCGGGTCGTAAACTAGATAGCTCTATCTGGTTAATGGTGTTTTTCTAGAATTTTGTGTAACCAGTACATATATATACCCACCCCCCACCCGTGCATCCTGCCCACCCCATAGACTTTGAAAGCTACGAAGTATCAACAGTTTATCCCCAAGTTATACACAAGACTTTGTAGCCTGTGGATAACTTGTTTATAACTTTATAGGCTCAATAGACTTTGAAATCTAGGGAAAGGGGACAAGTGTTTCACTAGTTTACAAAGTTGGTAAGATTTTAAAATGAAATTACCACCACAAAAAAGTGTCATACAAGTGTCATACTTTACAGCCTTTTATAACTGTACAATTTTTATACAATCATTGTCTCGTACTTTATAGCTGTACAATTTTTATACAGCACCCCTTCTGAAACCCTTATAAACAAAGGGCAAAAAAAAGTGTTGCGTTTAAACATTACATGTGCATAATTATACTTATATTAAACAACACAAGGAGAAATTTAATATGTATATAGATAAAGAATATTTTGAAAGTTTAGTTGATGAACTTTTCAAAGCACAAGAAAATAGATATGTTGGCGATGAAGATTATATTGAATCTTTAGAACAAGATATTAAACAATTAGAAAAGGAGTTATATTAATATGAAAAATAATATTAAATACAGAGAAGAGTGGCTGAATACAGTTGCTAAAGAACTGGATGAAAGGGCGTTTAAACCTAACGGATATAAATTGCCACCAGTAAAAATTAGTTGTTCTTGGGCGTTAGGCAATAGAGCAAAAAATAAAACAACACTCGGGCAATGCTTTCCTAAAAGTTGGAGTGATGCAAATATCAATGAGATTGTATTAGTTCCAACTGTTTCTGATAGCTTTGAGATTGCTGATACACTTGCTCACGAGTTAGCCCATGCAGTTGATGATTGCAAATCTGGACACGGAAAAGGGTTCAGAAAAATATGCCTAGCAGTTGGGTTAGATGGTGAATCTCAAATGAGATATGCAAAGGCTGGAGATATGTTAGCTGAGAAAATAAGAGCTATCATTGAAAAGGTTGGCGAATATCCCCACGATAAAATGAATATATCAGATAGGAACAAACAGACAACCAGAAACATAAAGGTTGAATGTTCCGAGTGTGGATTCGGTTGGAGAGCATCCAGAACTATGGTTGCCAGAATGGACAATTATACTTGTAATGGATGTGGTAATGATACGCTAACAATAGCAGTCTAATACTTCACAACCTTTAGAACCCCCTTAATTGGGGGTTTTTTTATGCCTAAAATAAATATCCCCTACGAGCCACGGAGAAGCTCTGTATTGAATCAGTTGACTAAGTAAGGGCTTAGCATCTCTTTTAAAAGAAAATGCATTCTGTAAATGTCAACCCCTAAATTAAAAAAAGTGTATTTATTTTTTTATCTATTGACTTTGTTCAAAAAATACTGTAGGGATTTATAAAAAATAATTCACACAAAGTTCACAAAGTTGTAACAAAACTGTAACAATAATATGATTCAATACAGACTGTTTAAATTAATTAACTAACACAAAGGAGGCGTTTAAACATTATGGATATTTTAAAAGGTAAAACTATAAAAGAAACATTAAAAGAAAAACTAGATTTAACAGAAACAATAACTGTTAATCATTTAATAGGAACTGAAACTATTACTATCGGAGAATTTTTAGATAGTGGTATTGTGTCAGAGAAAATTAAAAATAAAATGCCAGACTATCACGAGGATTATTTAGTCTATCCGACTATTAAAGTCTTAATGAATATGGTAAACAGCGAAAGCAAGGAGTAAAAAATGTCAAGAAAAGATTATATTAAAATAGCAGATGTTTTTAAGTATGCTTATGATGAGGCTGAAGACATAAAGGAAAGAAGTATCCTTGATATTATGTTAGCTGAAATGATGCACACATTAAAAGCAGACAACAGCAGATTTGATAAAACCAGATTTGTAGATTACATAAACTTTAACAGATAGGAGGCGTTTAAACATTATGAATAAAATATTACTTATAAAAAGAAATCTAGCAGAAGATTGGGCTTATGAAGATGTAAACGATTATAATTCTAGAGATTGGATAACTGATTTGGTTGCAGATTATTATGAAAATATTTTGCCCAACACAAGAGAAGAACTAAAAGAATATTTAATAGAGCAAAAGTCTTATGATGAAGATGATGCAGAAGAATTAATAAAAGATTATGAAGGAGGCGTTTAAACATGATGAATAAACTAAAAAGCGAGTGGAGATTATTCCAAAAAGATTTTAAAAGACAGGCAAATGATAGCTTGATATTTAGAATTAATTGGTATATACTAAAACCAATAGCAATAGTAATGGTTATTATTGCGATTATTATAATATAAAAGGAGGCGTTTAAACATGATGAAAATTGATAATGATAAACAATGGGTTATAAATAAAAACCCTAGAACTAAGGACTGGGTAATAGGAATAAAATTTGGAACAGGAGTAGATGCTTTTGTTATAAATTATAATTCTTTTACCTATAAAAAAGATGCAATAAAATATATTAATAATTATGGAGGTGTTTAAACATGATATATAAATATAATAATAGTGATGATGTAATTGATAGTAGAGACATATTAGATTACATTGAAAAACATGAAGATAATGAAGACTTTAAGGAGGAAGTAGAGGTATTACAAAAGATAGTGAATCAATACTGTGATAACTATAAAGAAGGCTTGGCAGACTTAGAGTTCGGAGTGTTCTTTATTAAAGATGATTACTTTGAAGATTACATGTGGGATTACTTTTTGGAATTTAATCAAATAGATGAGGCTTTAGAGTGCTATATAGACATAGAGGCTTTTGCTCGTGACCAACAATATGAATATGATTGGGTTGACTTTGAAGGAGAACAATACTGGTATCGACAATGTTAATTGTTACAAGATTGTCACACGATTGTCATAAAACTGTAACAAAAGTATGCTAACATAACTACATAATTTAATAACACAAAAGGAGAAAAGAATGGAAGAATGGAAACAACAAGAATTTGACTTTAACGAATGGCAAGAAGAGGACTTTGAAATTGTCGAGGACTTGACAGACATTATAGTTAATGGTAAGATTAATATAGCTAATGATTGGCTAGAGTTTAAAAACTAGGAGGGCGTTTAAACATGATGAATAAATATAAAATATATACAGAAAAAGAATTAGAAATGTATCACTTCTTTGAAGTGCAAAAGGGAAACTTACGAGCATTAAGAGAACAGATAGATACTCTAAGAAATGTAGTTCAATCTTTAAGTGAGTCTTTATATACAATATCAGACAATGCTAATTCTCAAAGTAGATATAACGACTATGATATTTTAGATAGAAACGGACAGGATAGTTTTTGGAAAGCTAATGAAGAATTTAAGATAGCTAGAAAAGAAGAAATAGATTCTTACAAACAAAAAGTTTTAGATTCTGATTGTGCTAGGTTTGATATTGATGCTACTATGGAAAAAGTAGAAGGCTATCCAATAAAAGGTACTGAACATACTATTAATTATAAGGAGGAAAGTAAATGAGTAATCTAGTAGTAGAATATATAGAGGCAGTCAATAAAATATATGCCACGAATCCACCAGAGATTGCAGGAGAAATGGTTAAGATAATGACTGAGATAGCTATGCCAAAGACAGCGTTTAAACAGGAGGAAGAAGATGACTAATCATTATAACGACTTAGCATTTGAAAAGATTATGGAACAAGTAAGAGAAGATGATAACAACGGATTGTTAGAAGAAGAAATCTTTACTTATGAAACAAGGCTTGGACTTCATGCAGATGATGACAGAGATGAGATACTGTATCAGATTGCAGAACAAAGAGCTTGGGAGTTAGGAGTATGACTTTATATGGAAGAGTACAAGAGGTAGCTGTAAGAGACTTTGAGTTCTTACGATTGCTTTCAGAGGGTAGTCTGGATATGTTAGTGACAAAAGTTACTAATGAAGTTAAGAACACCGAAGGCGAGGACAGTAAGGAAGGCTACATATATCAATGTATTATGGAGGAGGTAGCACACTTGACAAGTAAAGGACTGCTACTGGAGATGCAATGACAAAGACTAAAGAAGTAAACGGAGTACCTATACCAAAACATTTACAACATCTTAGTAAGAAGGCGTTGTTATCTTTGATGTATATATTTAGAGGGAGAAGTTAGAATGGCATTAAGAACTAAAGTAATACAAAGTATAGACCATGTTAAAAAGTCCACATCACAAGGCACAGGAGGTCGTTCTAGGAGTATTAAAATATCAACCAAACACATGAACAAAAATAAAAAGAGAAGTTATAAAGCATACAGAGGACAAGGAAGATGATAAAGAATTTTTTTTATTGGGTATCAGAATGTTGGAATCTAGTTATGGATGTAAAATATAATCCACTAAAAAATATTAACGAGCCATCAATACAAGCATACTTCATGTTAGTATTGTTTACATTATGGTCAATGTTTTTTGGATTCATAGCTACATATTATTTAGGGTGGTATGGCTACGATACTATTACAAGTATTGTAGCTCATCTAACTGTATTGATTCCAGTTGTATTTACTAATGCAGTATTTAAAGATGCAGAGAGGAATGGCGATAAATGGTTTTTAGCTTTCAAAGATAAACAAAGAAAGAAAAAATTATTTAGTAAAGATAATAATATTGTTAAATGGGATTTAGATAAGGAGGCATAATATGAAAGCAACAATGAACAAAGAAGAGTACAAATACTTTACAGAGAGTCTGGTAATTATAAAACAAAAAGCAAACATAGATATTGCTCATACTGTTGAGTATCAAGGCGATAAATTTATAGTAGAGATACTAGATGATGTAAGTTTAGAGGGGCTAGATGAGATATTGCATGTTTAAACATCACGAAAATTGTCACAATATTGTCACACAAATGTCATCATATTGTAACAATAGTATGTTAGACTATGCACATAAAAATATCTTGAGTAACCGAACAAGCCCTCTATCTCCATGTGTTAGTAGGTTTGGTTCTGACCACGACTCTGAGAGTAGTCGGCTCACAACTCTCATTTATTTTAACAACTTCTTAACTAAATCATAGGAGGTATATATGATAGTAGAAGGAACTGGGTATTGGGCATCTATCAAGACACCTAATACCACTTTTGAACCTGTGTACACTATTAACTTAGTAGTGGAACAGAGTGTTGCTGATGACTTTGCAAGTCGTGGGCATACAATAAAGCAAATGGATGAAGGTCCGGCTTTGGTTATCAAGAGAAAGGTTAATGGTCCTAATGGTATGGTTAGGAATGCACCTAGATTACTTGATTCCAATAAGCAAGACATCAATGTTGCTGTAGGGAATGGCTCTAAAGTTAGAGTTCAATGTAGTGAATACGAATGGGAGTATGCTGGTAAGTCAGGCAAGAGTCTTGACCTACAAGGTGTACAAGTCGTTGAGCTTGTTGAATACAAAGCTGAAGACGGGTCAGAGTTCTTTGATGATAATGAGGAATTTTAATAATGATTATTACCGTCAAGAATTCTAGTGGCGAAACAGTTTATGATGTTTCAAAGATAGAGAATAGTGATTCCAGAATGAATGCTAATGTTAGCATAAATAAAATGGGAACATTAAATACTTTAGTTGAAGCACTAAACTTTGCTACACAAGGGCATCAAGGTCAGTTAGAAACATTACTAGCTGACTGCCCAGAAGCTGTGGTGGAAACACCAACAGAAGAAGAAGAAACTTCAACAGAAGATGATTCTTTAAACGAGGTATCGTAATACCTTAGTGGCTAGGAGTGAGCTGTTATAAAAACCTAATTAAAAGATATATGCTTCTACTTCATTTAAGATGAGGAATATTTGAGAAGTTTAGGTTACAGATGAAAGTAAATAAGAACTACCACCACCATGCACTAGCCACAATTTTTTACAGGAGATAGAATGAATACAAAATTTATTAAACACAAACTACCATGTCCTAAGTGTGATAGTAGTGATGCTGTTTCACTTAATGATAATGGTTCTGCTAAATGCTTTAGCTGTAATACATTTTTTCCAGACTATGATAATGCGAGTGCGTTTAAACAGGATGATAATATATTAGAAATGAAACAACCAGAAACATCTTTCTTAAATTCTTATACTGGTATCTATGCACCTTTAACAGATAGAAACATATCTGAGAAGACAGCTAGAAAGTTTGGAGTCAAGGTAGTTAAAGACCACAACGGACAAATCAAACAACACATCTATCCTTTTCACAACGGAAGTGAGATAGTTGCAACCAAGACTAGGTATGTTGACAATAAAAACTTTTCTTGTAATGGAACTTTTGAAGGTACAGGATTGTTTGGAGAGCAACTGTATCGTAATAAAGGTGGTAAGTATTTAACTATTACAGAGGGAGAGTGTGATGCTATGGCAGTCTATGAATTAATGCAAGGTAAGTCTAGTGTTGTGTCAATCAAACGAGGGGCTTCATCTGCTGTTAAAGATATACGAGAAAGCATTGAGTTTGTAGAATCATTTGATAATGTTGTTCTTTGTTTTGATAATGATAAAGCTGGTATTGAATCTGCAAGACAAGTAGCTAGAATACTTAAGCCAAGTAAAGCTAAGATAATAAATTTACCTAACGGATATAAAGATGCTAACGAGATGTTAGCTAAGAAAAAGTTCCAAGAGTTTTCTACTGCATGGTGGGAAGCCAAGACTTATACACCATCTGGTATCATGGAGTTAGCTAGTAAGAAAGATGAATGGTTAAACAGAGAAGAGAAAGAAAGTATTGCATATCCTTGGGAAGGTTTAAACAAGAAGTTATATGGTATGCGTAAGGGAGAACTTGTAACTCTTACTGGTGGTACAGGACTTGGTAAGTCTAGTGTGACTAGAGAACTGGAGCATCATCTTATAAAGAATACAAAAGATAATGTAGGTATCATAGCACTAGAAGAAAACTGGTTGAGAACTGCAGATGGTATTGTATCTATCGAAGCTAATGATAGAATATATTTATCAGAGAAACGAGCTAAGTACACAGATGAAGAACTAAATACTTTATTTGATAATGCAATAGAAGAGGGGAGAGTTTATATTCATGCACATTTAGGAGCAACAGATATTGATGAGATATTTTCTAAGTTAAGATATATTATTGTCGGTTGTCAATGTGACTGGGTGGTGGTTGACCACTTACACATGCTTGTAAATGTGTTGACAGAGGGAGATGAGAGAAGAGGTATCGACATGCTAATGAATAGACTTCGTAGTCTAGTAGAGGAAACTGGTGTGGGTATGATACTGGTATCGCATTTGCGTAGGGCATCTGGCGATAGAGGACACGAGAAAGGCATACAGGTATCTCTATCTCATCTCAAGGGTTCACAAGGTATAGCACAGTTGTCTGATTGTGTCATAGCACTAGAGAGAAATCAACAAGCAGAGAATCCAGATGAAGCTAATATAACTAAAGTAAGAGTATTGAAGTCAAGATATACAGGCGATACTGGAATGGCTTGTAGTTTAAAATATGATATTGATACTGGTAGATTACATGAAATAACAGGGGAGGAAACATTTGACAATGAAGCTGATTTTTGATATAGAAACTGATGACCTAGATGCTACAAAAGTTTGGTGTATTGTAGCAAAAGAATTAGATGGTAAGTCTTATAGATTTACACCAGATGAAATAGAAGATGGTATAAAACTATTACAAGATGCAGACACTTTGATAGGACATAACATCATAGGGTTTGACTTGCCGGTTCTTGGTAATCTTTACAACTTTAAATACAATGGAAAGATTATAGATACTTTAGTTATGTCAAGACTTTACAATCCAGTTAGGGAGAACGGACATAGCCTTAAGACTTGGGGATATAGATTAGGAATACCTAAACAAGAACAACCAGAGTTTGAAAGTTATACTCCGGCTATGTTAAATTATTGTGAGCAAGATGTAATATTAAATGAAGCTGTATATAAATATTTATTAGATGAAGGTACAGGTTTTAGTAAACAATCATTTGATTTAGAACAACAGACTGCATCAATTATAAGAGAACAAGAGAAGACAGGTTTTTATTTCGATAGTAAACAAGCTATGACTTTACTTGCTGAACTTAATCAAAACAAAGCAGATGTAGAAGATGAAGTTCAAAAAACATTTAAACCTAAATGGGTAGATGACAAACATGTTTTACCATATACTAAGATGAATGGAGAGTTAAGTAAACGAGGACTTACAGATGATGAATATGAAAATATTCTTATCTCTGGTAATAGAGAACCTTTTATGCGTAGAAAGTTAGTTGACTTTAATTTAGGTAGTCGTAAACAAATAGGAGAGTATCTTATAGACTTTGGTTGGCAACCAGAAAAGTTTACTCCTACTGGACAACCTATTGTAGATGAAGGCACACTTAAAAAGATTACTCATATCAAAGAAGCTAAACTAATAGCTGATTATTTATTGTATCAGAAAAGAATAGCACAGGTTTCATCTTGGATTGATGAATTAAAAGATGATAGAGTTTATGGTAGAGTTATACCTAACGGAACTATTACGGGAAGAATGACACATAGAAATCCTAACATGGCTCAAGTTCCAAACTTAGGTAGTCCTTATGGTAAAGAGTGTCGTGCTTGTTGGACTGTGCCAGAAGGATATAAACTTGTAGGTATAGATGCTAGTGGACTAGAGTTAAGAATGTTAGCACACTATATGAATGATGCTGATTATATTGAAGAGGTAGTTAATGGCGATATACATTCTACTAATCAAGAACTTGCCGGTCTTAAAACTAGAGACCAAGCTAAGACATTTATTTATGCTTTAGTATATGGGGCTGGAGATTTTAAGATAGGTAAAATAATAAACGGAGATATTAAAAAAGGTAAAGCATTACGAGAAAGATTCTTCCGTAATTTACCGGCTCTAAAAAAGTTAAAAGACAGAGTACAACAAGCTTCTAATCGTGGATTCCTAAAAGGTATAGATGGTAGGAAGATATATGTAAGGAGTCAACATGCTTCTTTAAATACACTACTACAAGGATGTGGTGCTATTGTAATGAAACAAGCTATGGTAAACTTACATGAACTAATCAAACTTAATACAGTAGATGCTCAGTTTGTAGCTAACATACATGATGAGTGGCAACTACAAGTCAAAGAATCTCAAGCAGATTACATTGGAAGAATAGGTGTTGAGTCAATAGAAAAAGTAACAGAGCAGTTTAACATGAGATGTGATTTAACTGGTCAATATAAAATAGGAGGTAATTGGAGTGAAACCCACTAAAGAAGATAGAAAAAAGTTTGACCTTGATTTAGAATATGGTCAGATAAGAGAGGATAAAATAGCAGACATGCTTAATAATAAAAAGATAGAAGTTAAGTCTGAAAGAGGTATGTGGATGAAGACAGGTAACATTTGTATTGAGTATGAATCTTATGGTAAACCTTCTGGTATCATTACAACTGAAGCAGACTTTTGGTTTCATAATCTTTGTATTGATGATGACATATTCTGTACCTTTATATTTGATGTACCAAAACTAAAACAACTTATAGATAAATTAGATTTTAAAAAGTCTGTATGTGGTGGAGACCACAAAGCAAGTAAGATGTGGTTAGTAAATATTAGAAAATTATTTACATCTGATGTATTTAAAACATTTAAGGACCTAAAAGATGACTAAACCCCTTGACAAAACTGAATTAGATAAGTATAATAAGTTTACATCCGAGTCCGGACATTGGTATTCTTTTGAAGGAGAACCTATGTACACTATCATAGGGGCTAATGGTAAAGAAAGAAACACTACATTAAGGGATGCTAAAAGTATAGGACTTGTTCCTTCCGTTACTACTATTCTTGGTATGGTTGCAAAACCGGCACTAGAA